AATATTTTTTCAGAACTAACATAAGTTTTATTTTCGTACTGTTCTTTGTGGTCCAATGCTAACTTACATAAATAAACATTTGTTTTATCTTGTTTTAATTCTTCAACAGGGAGTTTAGATAATTCTTCTATCATTTTCTCCCTGTTCCCTGCTAAACTCTTAACTATTTTACTAACATTATTATTAATGTATATTGTTTCTTCTAATGTAGTCGTATTACGGCTATCTGGTGGTCGTGAGACGGCTATCTTAGAATTTGAGATAGTCGTATTATGGCTATCATAAGTATTTTCAGCTTTTAAAAATACAGAATTAACAATATAAGTTTTACCAGATCGACCTCTAATAGCTTTTATAATATTCAAAGTATTTAAAGTTTGTAAGCATTCCTTAATAGTGGTACGGCAAAGACCTGTATCTTTGTGAATAGTTTCGTGCCTTAATTGTGCCTCATATCCATTTTTTTTCCAAGCATATTTCATCACAGATAAAAAAACATTTAAGCAATTAGACTTATGCACCCCATCTAATTTATCTAAATGATGATACAATTTGTAAGTTATATGTAAAAATCCTCGTGATATATTCATTATTTTTCCTTTCTTTTTGTTGATTTACAGTTAGTTGAGTGGTGGTCGTGCAAGGATGTTAAGATTTGTACCCATTCATCCTCGTTCATGTGCTGAAACCCTGTCTGAGAGCTTCGTATACGCTTGATTCTAAAAGTTAGGCTATCTTTCCCCACTTCCTTATAGAATACTAAAAAACAGGGTATGTTTAAGCGTTTAGCAATGATTTTTGAGAGGGTGGTAGCCTTGTATTTCTGACCTTTGTCATAGCAAGTCTCAATAACAGCTAAAGGTTCATAACAATACTGACAGCACTCGACACTATCAACATCGATCATGGCAATACCATCGAACTTACGATGCCAATCATTATACAAACCATTACTAAAAGCGTAAGTATATCGTGCCATTAATTAATACCTCTAAATTGAACGAAGTGAGATTTAGCGTAGGTGTATCTCGCCATTATTTTTTATTTAATTTTTCTTTTAAAGTTTTGATTTCATATTCTTTGATATTGATTTCAGTTTCTAAACTATCAATTATCTTACGAAGTTTAGCTATCTCTCGCTTGTGGCGTTTTAATTCCGCTGGACAACCAACCTCTTCAAATATATTATCGTATGTCATTTTTCGTAGATCAATTTCTTTACGATACATCTTGGATAGCAAGAAATATTACCAACAGATAACTTATTACCATCATAAGAATAACTACTAAATATGGTAATCTTCTTCGGAGTTTTCTCATACAAATATCCAATGTCTTCGCACCATGAAAAGTTAAAATCATCTACATCCTGTAGATCATCATACCAATTAGATGATGAACAGATGTCTTGCCATATTACCCTAACCTTTTTATAAGGTAATTTATTTTGTTGCTTCGTAGTACGCTTCATACAAATCCTTATAATCTACTTCATTGTTAGTTAGCTCTTTGATCTTAGCTACAATATGAGGCTTTGGAAAACGCTTGTCATTCTTAACTGTCAAGCAAATTCTTTGAGCAGTAGTAGCAGGATTGATACCTTTAAATCCTAGCTTTAATCCTAGATTATAATAAGATAGTTTTTCTTTCATTCGCCAATCATTTAGTTTCATGTGATTTCCTTTAGTTGTTTATATTTTTAGGTTATATATAGCAAAGATAAATAGTTTGACAACAATTAAATTTAGTGTATACAGATTTAAAAAATGGATAGTAAAAAAATAGAACAGGCGTTTTCAATATTCAATGGTGGAGAAGGATTAGATCATTGGTCCTATTCAAGTACCTCTACACCTATGGCTAAGAATTTAATTTCTTATTCGTTCCCGCAAGAAGTTAGAAGGAAGTTTCCTTTCAGATATAAACCTAACTTTGGAAACCTAGTTAATAATGTGGTGCAAAGATTAATTGCAGATGTAATTTATAAATCAAAAACAATTAAAGAAACAGAATGGGATAGAGATTACAATGTTTGTTTCCAAAATGAACTCGATATTTTAAATCAAAAAGATCCTGTTGATGAGAAGGATAAGCAAGGCAGACAACAGATGATTAAGTTTGCTGAAGATGCAATCCCAATAACTAAAAAAGTTGTGCAAGAAATAATGGGTAAGGATAAATTAGTTTGCGAAAGATATGTTGAAGTTAAAGAAGAGCTAATGATTAAACCAATCATAGGTAGAGTAGACTATGAAACTAAAACAAAATTTATAGAACTAAAAACCAAACCACCAAATTTAAAAAAGGTAAAAAATAAAGATGAGTGGAACATGATCACTCAAGAATTACCAGATGAACCAACGATTGAGAACCTAACACAGACTTCATTCTACTATGTGGCAACTGGGAAGATACCCTTCTTAGTTTATGTTAATGATAAAGATTATATTATCTTTGATCAAACCCATGAGTTGATGAAGGCAGATCATTTGGAATATCTTTATAATAAAATGGTACAGAAAATTTTATTATGGGAGAAGATGATTATGTTTTGTGAAGGTAGCATTGAACACTTAGCTTTGATGTGTGAGCCACCAGATCTAAATCATTTCTTTTATTACAAAGATCTAGCAGATGAACAAAAACAATTAATAACCAAACTATGGGGAATAAAATATGAGTGATAAATTAAAAATATGGAACGCATTAGAAAAAACTAATCCAAGTCATACAAAGAAAGTACCAAGTAGCTATGGCAAAATGATTACAACTATTGATGCCATGCACCAAATAAAAAATATGACAGCAGCATTTGGTCCAGTAGGTAAAGGTTGGAGTTATGATGTTAAGTATCATTATGCAGAAAAATTAGTTTTTGCAGAAGTTAAGATTAGATATTGTTTACAAGGTGAGTGGTATAGTTATGGTCCAGTATGTTCGGTTGCACCACTTGGAAACAAAAAAGGATTAGATGATGAAGCACCAAAGAAAGCTATGACAGATGCACTAACAAAAGCATTTAGTCATCTTGGTTTGAATGCTGATATATTCTTAGGAAAATTTGATAACAATAAATATGTTCAAGAAGTAACAGAACATTTCAAACAAAATTCTGTGGGAGTAACTACAGGATCTATGCCAAATAATGGTATAGCAAATAACAACCGACAAGTAAGTCGATAAAGGAGAAACAATGTCTGAACAATCAGAAAATATATATATCAATCTAGTTAAGAACCCTAAGTGGGATGGTGTTGAAAGTAATCAACCTGTCTATGTTGGTCCACCAAATGTGGAAGCACAACAGAAGGGAAAGAACTGGACCATTGGCGTTAAGATCAATGGGATGTGGTATAATCAAGCAGCATTCCCAACAAAAGATAAAGATGGGAACAAAGTTGCTGGTGGTTTAACAATAAAACTTACACCAAGTGGAGCAGGTAAAGCTACAAATAATAGCTTTGCAAAAGCAAATGATGGTGGTAATAACGAATATACTTTTTAACTTAGGCTAAAAGGTATCTAGCAGGGTGGGGTTTTTTTTCCCTTTCTATTCGTTTCCCCACCTTGCTAAAAAAACAGGATATAGATGAGCAAGATAACAGATCTAGATAAAGAGATTAAAGACAGTATAGTTAATGATCGACAAAAAGATTATGGAGATTACCAACATAACTTTACTATCCTTGCTGAAATGTTTACATTAGTATTGTTTGATAGTTTAAAAAAAAGAATTAAACCTCATCAAGTAGGTCATATTATGATGGCATTAAAATTATTTAGATCAACACGAGGATATAAAGCAGATAACTATCACGATCTATCTATCTACAATGATATGGCATTTGAATTACACAAAAAAGATGTTGCCAAAAAGGATAAAGTATGACAAAATTTAAAAGAATTATCAATGGAAGTTGTTCATTTCAAATGATCGAACTCTTTGATGATGTTGAGAAAGCTGCAAACACCAAGAATGAAGGTGAACTTGTAGAATGTAAGATCGAAAACTTAACTTTAGATTTTACAAAAGTAACAAAGGAGCATGATGGAAAGCATCAAGATGCGTCTGCAAAAGCTGAAGGATCTTCAAGCGAAGAAGCACCAGAAGTTTTTGGAAGCCAAACAAAAGGTAAATAAGTATCAACAAGATTCTTATAAACTTCTTTGGCAGATAGAGCAGACAAAAGAAGAGTTAATGGCAGCTAAGTAAGCTATTAACTTATTAGTTGAAAAAAAACGATAAAAACTGTAGGGGATCTATGACCATAAATGTAAGTGAACATTATAAAAAGCACATTAAAAATCTAAACAACAATCATTTTATAATAAAAGTTAAGAAAGCATTTTACCTTCTTACGAACCAAGAAGAAAGATTATATGAGGTAGGGTTCTCGGAAGGATTTCTTTATGCAGCTAAAGTCTTGCAAGAAAAAAAAGAAATAGTGGATAGTAATAAAAGAGTGATTGGTGTTGGTTATAAAACTGCTAATCCAAAAGCAATAGAAAAAGTTTTTGATCATGTGTGTGCCAAGTATTACATTGGAAAGAAAACTTTACTCAGTAAAGACAGACACAGAGAGATTGTTAGAGTGAGAAGTATCATGCACAATCTTTTGTTTGAAGAGTTTGGTATTAGTATATCTTCTATTGGTAGATACTTTAATCAAGATCATACCACAGTTTTATATTCATTAAGAAACAAACAAAAACAAACTAGGTATTGGGGAAGGGAGTATTCAATATGGCAGGAATACGAAGAAATAAAAAAAGCATTGTCGGAGTTAACTGGCATTTAAAGTTAAGAATAAAGATAGAAGTATTACAAAATCTTGTTGATAAACTCTATAGAGAAAATCAAAAGATGAAACGAAGATTAGAAAAGTACGAAGGCAACAGAAACAAAGTTAATTATAAAAATAAATTAACTGAAACTCCTGTATCTTCTAACCTTACTAGCGATTGATTTTGGTTGCTTACTAAATTGTTTACCTTTTTTTTTAGCTCTTCTTTTTGCAGCAGAGGT